AGTCACATTCAACAGACATCCAATCATTAAAAACAAGAGCAGACTACAAAGACAAAAGATTAGACGACCTCGACAACAAATTAGAAAAAATGAATGATAAACTTGACACGATGAATACGAACATCAACAAGTTAATCCTAAAATCCAACGATAATGACAAAGAATTAGAAATACGATTAAAAGCAATCGAAACCGAATTAGCCTTACAAAAAGAAACCACAAAAAACAGATTAGTCATAATCGGAATAGGACTAACAATACTGACAATCGTAATCAACATAATATTCAACATAATAAAATAATTTAGAGTTAGTTAAAATATAACAATGTTAATGTCCATGATTCAATATGCCATACAAAACACGAAAAAGAAACGGAAAAAAAGGAGAATCCGAATTTGCACTGGCAGTTAAATTATGCTGGTTTATCTACCAATTCGAAAATCCTAACAACCCTATACCTCTAAAAAAATTCTGCGATGAATTTGAGGAAATAGTAGAACATGGACATATCCTACAAATATTGACTGATGATTACAATGTAGACTGGACATTCTACAACAAAGACGGAAGCATGTGCTCTCCCAAATATGATACTGCACGCAAAGCATGGCAACCCAAATACCTTTGGAAAGAAGAATATCCTCAATTCAAATCAGACCGCCTAATGAGTACTGATGACTCCGAAATGGAAAAATACATCAGACAAAAATCTTATTTTAACCGCAAAGACTCCGAAATCATGCGTACCTGTTACGATAAAGAAAACGATTACCTCAAAAAAGAAGCTGAAGAAGACAGCAAAGACATGACCTACTATCGTAACAAAAATCAAGAAACAATTACGAATATCGAAGAAAGATGGCGTAGAAGGTTAGGTTTAGACAAAGAACAAGAAAAACCAGTAGAAAGGAAAACAGTACCAGACAATCCCGAACATGAAAACAACGAAATAGACCAAGCATGGAATGACCACCTATGGAAATTAGTGCAACCCAGAACTTAAACCTCGGAGCATGGAGCCTATTAGTAAACAACGGCTCATGGCTACCACGTGATTTCGACATGAAAATCATGGAACTAATCAAATACGCCATAGACGGGAAAGTCAGCAAAATCATGCTAAGCGTACCATCAAGACATGGTAAAAGTACACTCATATCACGAAACCTTGCATCATACTTCCTGGCATACTATCCTAATGATCATGTCATACTGTCAGCATACAGTCAGGCATTAGCATCTCAATTCGGGGGTCAGGTCAAGGACATCATCAACTATTATGGTGAAGAGTATAGTCCATACAATGTGAAACTCAGTACTGATTCACATGCGAAGAACAAGTTCAACTTACAGGGTTATGATGGGCAAATGATAGCGGTAGGTGCTAATGGTTCGTTAATGGGATTTGGTGCAGGATTGTTCATAGTGGATGACCCTATCAAGAATGTGGCTGATGCGGACAGTGAAGTCAAACAACAGAACCTAAGAGAATGGTTCAATGGTGTTGTTCGTTCAAGATTGGAGCGTAGAAGCAACGGAAGACCCCCTATTATTATTGTTATTGCTCAAAGATTACACTTGAAAGACTTGCATGGTATCATAAAAGAGAACAGTCCCTATATCGATGGAGTGGAAGCATTCAACATCCTTGAGAATGGTGGGACAATACCATTCAACACATGGGTTGACCTGAACATACCGGCAATATGCACAGACCCATCCGCAGATGTATTAGGAAGAGAACAAGGACAAGTATTATGGCCGTATCAGAGAGACTACGAATGGTTAATGAATGAGAAAAAGGAAATAGGCTCATACCTCTTCAATGCGATATATCAAGGCAGACCACAGGAAAGAGATGGTAACATCTTCAAAAGAGAATGGTTCATGGACACCGGCACTAATGAAATATACCGTCAATTGGATGAAATACCCTCTGACCTGCCAAGAATGAGATACTGGGACTTCGGTGCATCAGGTAAAAAAGGAGATGCAACAGCCGGAGCACTAACCGCATGGGACGGAACTAATTTTTACATACTTGACATCAACACTGGAAAATACAGTGCAAGTCAAGTATTATCCACTTTCGAAAGAACCGCAATGAATGATGGGGAAGACGTCAAGATACGAATAGAACAAGAACCAGGAGCAGGAAGCAAACTCCTGATAAACCAATTCCGAAGAAATCCAACATTCAAACATTACAATATTCGTGGTGATAAAGTCAAACTCAAAAAGAACATAAGAAGTTTCAACATGGAAGCATTGGCAGAAGCTGGCCGTATATATTGGTTGCGTGGTGCATGGAATATTGACATCATAGACCATCTTGTCAGTTTTACCGGTGCAGATGGAAAACCTGATGATATTACGGACAGTTTAACTGGTTCATGTAATATCTGGCGTAGACCAAAACGCAAAATCAATGTGTGATAATTATGACAAAAAAATCTGACAGTTTTATCGTAACAGTAGATAAGGATAACAAGTATAATGTAGTAGACCGATTAGAATTAGACAAGCATGCTATGAAAGCGGAAGTCGATTATGATGGAAGCAAACAAGTAATCGATGAGCAATTCACCAAAGGCATAAGCATACTCGAACCGAAGTATAATCCATATGACTTGGTGAAACTCCTGGACATGTACACCTATCATGCTGCATGTGTCAATGCAGTAGCTGTCGACAGTACCGGTATCAATTATACTTTGAAACCAGTTGAAGAGGTTGAACCGATAGATGCTGAAAAGGAAAGGTTCAATGATGTATTGGAAGCATGTACTCCATCAATCAATACTCACTTGCAAAGAATGGTATTTGACAGAAGATCCATAGGTTACGGTGCATTGGAAGTCATCCGTGATACCACCAGTGAAAGTGAAATCAAAAAGTTGAAACACATTCCAGGACATACACTCAGAAGACACACAGATTTGAAACGTGTAGTACACATAACTCCTGGAGGCAAAAGAGTATGGTTCATTATCTACGGCAAGAACTATGACAAGGGAGGTAACAAGGTTGATGTTCATGCAGATACTGGAGCATTCCATCCATACAACAGTCTTGCACCACATGAAAGAGCAAACGAATTATTATGGACAATGGAATACGCACCAGGAACCGATTATTATGGTAGACCACCTATCATATCTGCATTAGGCAGTATCAAAGGTGATTTGTCTGCTGTCAGGTACAATAACAGTTTCTTTGAAAACTATGGAATGCCGAAGTTTGCAATCACAGTGACAGGTGACTTCGCAGATTACGATGTTGATCCAGATGACCCAGAGTATGACATCACCCAAACCTTGAAATGGAAAATCAGTCAGCAAATCAAGGAAGTCATACGTAACCCACATTCAGCAATCTGTATCACTATACCATCAGAAGGTGAAGAGGGTAATGTTGAAGTCAATATTCAACCTTTATCTGTGCAGACTGAAGAAGGACATTTCCGTATGTACCGTAAGGATACAAGAGATGAAGTATTGCATGCTCACCATCTTGACCCATCAAGATTAGGTATCTTTGATTCCGGTAACTTGAACGGAACAAACTCTGACAATACAAGGACCGCATACAAATATGGTACTGTTGCACCAATCAAAAGTGAAGTAGAATCATTGGTTAATCTCATCGGTGATGAACTGGATTGTACAAGTTGGAGATTCAGTATTGAAGAAGTAGCACCAATTGATTACACCAAAGACTTGGCATTGGCTGAATTCTTATTTGCTCGTGGAGCAATGACCATCAAAGAACTAATCGATAACTTCGGAAGCAAATTCGGATTAACAATCGAAGACCCTGACGATTACTACTTGAATGCAAGATACATCAACAACGTACCATTGGAACAAGTATGGAATAATACAGAAGAGAACCCTAACCTTGAAATGAATAGCATATTAACATCACTTGAAGATACATTATGGAGCAAGGAAGATGCCAACACAGTTGAAGAGACAACTCCTGGCGAACCAGTTGAACCTGAAGATTAGGGAGTCAAAAGAAGACCAGTTCCAACAAGCAGTATCCGACTTCTTCAAAAAGCAGATGAACCTTGTACTAACTGCCTTTGATGAATACTACAATGAAGTGATGTTGCTTCAAGGACACATCAACCTCATACTCTCACCAATACATGAAATGCACCAAGAATATTATGACTTACTATTGGAGTATAATCTCGATGCATATAATCGTGGTCGCAAACAGGCTGAACGATTAGTGAACCGTCTCAAGCAGAAACATTCCCTGAAAGCAGTATCCCTTGAACATGACGGCGATGATAAGTACACCAAACATTTTGGTACAATCGGATACAGTGAAGACCACTTATCCAGTTACACATTCACAGCCAGTGAAAAGACCATGAGCAGAGTGGATGGTGAAATCAACAAGATTCTAACTACTGGTTATCAGGAAGGATGGGGAGTCAAGGATGTAAGAAACAGGATACAGGAAAGATACGGACAATTCACTACATGGGAAGCCAATCGCATAGCAAGAACTGAAATGCAGACTGCTCATAATATGGGAATGATGAACCAATACCAAGAGATGGGAGTCAAATACAAGGAATGGCGTTCAGCTCACGATAAAAGAGTAAGAACATCCCACATCTACATGGATGGTGAGATTGCACCATTGGATGAGAAGTTCAGCAATGGTTTGATGTATCCTGGTGACAAGTCAGGTAAGATTAGGGAATGGATTAACTGCCGTTGCAGTGTCATGCCTTATCTTGGACCAACTGATAACATTACTACTCCGATAGGTCAGAGGTTTGGTGTTGATGAGCATAATGTTAATCAATTACTCAAAGAGCATACTGGTGGGGCTTTAGATTGGGAACAATACAAGCAAGTATTGCAAGGTAAGACAATTGAACAAATAGGAATAATCCTACAATCCAAACGGCAAGAGGAAATCTATGAAGAACCATCAGCAGAATTCACCAAATGGATTGACTACATCAGAGAGGGAAATTGGAAAGACCCTGAAAAGATGTTGGAGAAAATCGAATCATTAGGTTATCGTAAAACCAACAAGTTAACCGAAAGTGAATTAGTAGCATTGCAGTATGAAGCAATGTACTATTACCAGAAATCAAAGAGAATTTTCTAATTCGTTACAGTGTATAATGAAGATACATTAAACAAACCCCACCGATGTATCTTCAAGTTTTTCAATCTTATGTATATTCAAAAAAACGATGATGGCACCGTCAATCTCACTGCACCCGTAATGATACCCGGTGCAAAAGATTGCGATTACCGAAACGGTGAACCGCCATTAACTCGAGAACAAATCCGAGAATTCGCAAAATCCTATGAACAATACCAGTTCATAGACCACGAACACGGACTAACAAGGAACGGACAGAAAATTGGTGTTCCTGTAAACTCATTCTTACTAAACCATGACACAACCATGAATACTGTGGATGGATCCAAAACCTATCCTGCAGGAACATGGATGATGACAAGTATGTTAACAGATGAAGTTGCAATCAAGAATGCGATGGATGGTGGATATACTGGTTATAGTGTTAGTGTGTTTAATCGTGAAAGAGCAGACCAATACTTGGAAGCCCTAAAACATGATAAGGACACACCGTTACCTGTTGCATGTAAAACCATCAACAGTGGCGGAACCGCATTAATCAAAGACATTAATGACCCAGTTGTATTAAGTGTAAGTTTAGTAAAGAGTCCATGTTTGCATGACAGTAAGTTTTGCGAATTAGATGGTGATATAATGACAGACGAAGTAAAATCAATGAAAAGTAAAATACTCGATGCAATGGGCATGAGTGAACAAGCTGAAGTTGAAGCATTGAAATCAGAAGTTGTTTCACTTGAAAGCAAAATCGATGAAATGCAAACCAGCTTTGAAGCTGCACTTAAATCCATGCAAGAATCATTCGAGGCAAAGTTAACTGAAGCTTTAACTCCAGTAGCTGAGAAATCTGAAGAAGTTGCTGAAGAGGAAGCTGAAGAAACTGAACCAACTGAAGAAGCTCCGGTTGAAGAAGAAGTCGAAGAAGAAGTTGAAGAAGTTGCTGAAGAACCAGTAGCTGAAAAAGGCGAATCTAAAGCTGAACCAGTACACGATAACCTCGTGGCTGAAAAGAAATCAACTAATTTTTACGAAGCATTAGGCCGTAACTACAACGGTACTCGTAAATTATAAAAAACATATCTTTTAAGGTGATTAGTTTATGGTAAATGAAAGTATTTTATCCCAAATCGTCCACCCAGTGGAACAAGAAGTATTCAAGACCATGAGAAGTGACATGAATACTGCTAAAGCATTA